AATATTTGATAAATATTTTTTAGGGCCAAACACTGACGAAAAAATACAAGCCTTAAATTTTGAAGCTTTTTCCGATAAGCCTTTACCAAGTACCGAAGAAGAATCTGACGCAGGGTCAATGCTTTTTAATATCCCTTTTGGTTCAGAAGGAGATATGAATTTAGGCGGGGCTAATGTAAACACAATGCTGCGAGGTTTATATATACCTGAGGATGTATATAACGATAGAGAAATTTTTGTTCCAGGGTATGGGTTAGCCAATGAAAGCTCCCGTAGTGGAGTTCTTAGACATGAAGGTAGGCATTCTCTGTTCGACAAAGCTGGAGACCCTAAAAGAATTCGCAGCGAAGAATCAGTAGTTCGTCAATTAGATGTCCTTGACGCTGTTATAAGTCAGGACACAGAAAAATTAGAATCCATATTTGATTTGGACTACGGGCAAAAGTTAAGTAAGAACCCCAATAAGGCTGAATCTTACCGAGCACTTTTTGAAAGAGATGTAAAAAATCGTCTTCTTAACGCTGTGCGGAATTTACCTTTTCTGTATGAGCAAGGAGTCTTTGATAAAGATAAAGCAAACAAAGAATTGATACAAGAATTTTTAGACGAATATGATAAAGATAATCAAGGCGTAATTGGTAGCTTACTAGGTTCTGAACCCGAAAAACAAAAAGAAGTAAAAACTTCATTTGATGTCATGAATTTAGATTCAGAAAAGTTAGCTAAGGTATTATCCACTGCGCCATTTGCTGAAGCAGATTCTCCTGTAGGAATGTATTCTGTTCCTTACAATATTGATCGTGAAGCCGCTGGCATGGACAGAGGTGGATTGATGGGCGATCTACTAACGTTATCTGAGACTGCTGAAGAAGAATCAGAACCTAAAATATCTATTGGTGAGTACGCAATCATGATTAAGACTGAAGCTGGTGAAAAGATGAAAAAGGAAAACCCCAACAAGGAACTTCCCGAAAAGGCAGATATCAACAAAGACGGTGAGTTTCAAGAGTGGGAGAAAGCTCGTCATGAGGCCATACAGGCGGCTCAGGCAGAAGACGATACTCCTGAAATGAACATGGGCGGTTTGATGCGAGACGGCATGGGAATTATTGTCGGTATTGAAGCAGAATCTGGGAATAAGATCCCTGCGGGTTCGTTGCCTGAAGAGGTAGCTGATGATATTCCTGCAATGCTGTCCGAGGGTGAGTATGTAGTTCCGGCCGACGTTGTTCGCTGGCATGGCGTTAAAACGTTTGAAGAGTTGCGTTGCGAAGCTAAGATGGGCATGGGACTCATGGCAGAAGACGGAAGAATTGCCGAAGTTGACGAAGATACTCGTCAGCCTATCGAAGAAACCGATAAGCCAAAAATGGAACACCCCAAGGTAAAAGTAGTTGAAGCAAACGAAGGCGCATTTGTAACACCGCAAGCGCCATTTTACAGATACGAGTCTCGCTTAAACCCCGCTACAAATCGATTTGAGTTTGTTGCAGTTGACCCCACAACTGGAGAACAAGTTACTCCTGAGACATTTGATCAGGCTCGGTCTACTCGGTACACCCCACAGACAGTGCTAGGTTTAGACAGCCAAGAAGAGCCAGAATGCCCAGACGGATTTGAATACGATGCAGAGGTTGGCGCATGCATGCCGGTTGAAGAACCTGTAAGATCTCGCAGTGTAGTAGCTACTGATGACGGGGATGGTGCAGGCATAGGAACGCCAGATTACGTCCCTTACAGCGAACAGCTAACGACTAGGATGGCAGAATCTTTGGGTCCATTAAGTGCTGAAGACTTGGCGGACATGCCGGGAGCCACGCTATCTGACAAGGCTATTGCTCGTATGACGGATAATCGTCAACCTTCCCCGCTACAGGGTTTGGCGGCATTAGCTGGAGGTGTTGCCGGTGTAGTAGGTTTAGGCGCTAAAAACATTTACGACAGCGTAGGCGCAAAGAGAGCGGCCCTAACACGTGAAAATGAATTGATTAGTGCTGTGGAAGGTCTCCCTCCTATTACGGGCGGGGAAAACTACAGGATGTTAGGCTTAGAACCGACTGGAGTAAACACGGGGGTCAATGCGTACAATTGGACTTTTAATCCAGATACTGCCTCTTTTAATCCTACTGCGGCTACTACTGCAATCACGGCTGTGCAAGAAAGAGAGAGCGGTGGTAGCTGGGTTACTGATTACGATAACGTAGGTGCTAGCGGTACTCAATATACTAGAGAAGAAGTATTTGAAAACGAAGATGCTTTCGAGGATGTTATTAGAGGCATTGAAAATGATCTTGCTACGTACTCTACAGTAACAGGGTCCGGTAAAGTCTCTGATAGAGGCGACTCTGGATACAGCCCAACTGAAAGTGCTGTCGCTAGAGATTATGGTACAACTGCAGGTTCTGAGCAGACATCAATGCTTGCAGAACAAGAAGCAGATTTTAGAGACGAAGATACTGGAGACACATCTTCAGATGATGACGGATGTTGTTTTATTTTACTAGAGGCTCGTTATGGCGACGGAACTATGGATAACGTTGTTCGTAAATATCGTAATGAGTTTATGACTGACCGTAACAAGCGGGGTTATTACAAGCTAGCAGAAGTTTTCGTACCTCTTATGCGTAAGTCTCAACTTTTCAAATGGGTTGTTACAAAAACAATGGCTGACCCATTAGTTTCTTACGGTAAGTATTACTACGGAGAGAATAAGCACGGAGTCATCTTTGCTCCCGTTAAATCTTTCTGGATGAAAATTTTTGATGTTCTTGGTGGTGATACTAAGTTTATTAGAGAAAACGGCGAAGTAGTTTAACGAGGATTGCACAATGGCTGAAGAAGCAATGACAGGTATGGCCGCACCTAAAGAGCCGATGGCTCCAGAAGCGACTGCAGAAACTGCCCCAGAAAAAGAGCCACTAATTGATATGGAAACTTTGATGGGTAACTTTATGGATATGCCAAAGGATAGGAGAAAAATTGCTACTCGTTTACTAGCATCCCCTGCGGCAAATTTGGTTGATGAAATTATCGGTGAACCTGTAATGGCTCGCCTAATTGAACAACTAGGAAATCCAATACCTGCTGGCGATACCGCCCCTGAAGAACCTGCAGGAATGATGACACCACCTACAGAAAAGAAACCTATGGCAGAAGCTCTTATGCCAGCGGAAGATGAGGTCACTACTCCTCCGGTGTAACACCCGAAAGTAGTTATATGGGCTACCCATTAGGCCCCCAGCAAAAAGGAAATACAAATGGCTAATAAACGATACTCACGTCCTGAAGTTGAGGAAGAAGAAGTACAGCAGGAAGAAGTTGCAGAAACTCAACCTGTAGAAGATAGCGAAGAAGAAACGTTTAAAAAGAGATACGGTGATCTTCGTCGTTACATGCAACAGACTGTCGAAAACAAAGACAAAGAGTTGGAAAAACTCAAGAACGAGTTACAACAAAAAAGTAAGCAAGAATTTAAACTTCCTACTTCAGAAGATGAGATTGAAGCGTGGGCTTCCAAGTACCCAGAAGTTGCAAAGATCGTAGATTCTATTGCACAGAAAAGAGCACGAGAAGCAAGCCAAGAAGTTGAACAGAGTATGTCTGATCTGCGAAAGATGAAATCGCAGTTAGAGCGGGAGAAAGCAGAGCATCAGCTTAAACAAATGCACCCTGACTTTGACTCTATACGATCAGACAAGCGTTTTCATCAGTGGGTTAAGGAGCAACCTTCCTACATTCAAGATGCGCTTTACAAGAACGATACGGACGCAATTGCAGCCGCACGTGCCATTGATTTGTTTAAGGCAGACATGGGCATGATTTCGGGACAGCGTTCGGATGCTCAGTTAGAAAAAGAAGCCGCAAAGGCAGTTTCAAAGACTGGAAAGAATTCTCCATCTGCATCGCCAAATGCGGATTGGAGTGAAAGCAAAGTTGCTGCATTAAAAGCATACGAGTACGAAAAGTTTGAAGAAGAGATTATTCAAGCAATGCAAAGTGGCAAGTTTGTTTACGATATGACAGGTGGCGCACGATAAGGTATTGACAAATACTTTTTCTTGCTTAAACCACCCATATCATAACTAGAGTGTTACGGCCCCGTTAACGGACAACCCGTAGCACTTTAGACAATAAGATTACTAACCGTGAAAGAATACCTTGGGAGCGTGGCCTCTGATTGTAATGCCTTTGGCCGGGCATGTCAACCCAGACACCCACAGCAAACAAGCCTCGATAGCGGTCAGTCGTGATCTAGTAACGTAAATTATGCCTGACTATGAGGAGAACTTATCATGGCATTTCGCACAGCAGCGGGTTACGGTAACCTGCCAAATGGGAATTTCTCTCCCATTATCTATTCGCAGAAGGTTCAAAAAGCCTTCCGTAAGTCTTCTATCGTTGAAGACATCACAAACAACGACTACTTCGGTGAGATCGCTAACTTCGGTGATTCTGTAAAGATCATCAAAGAGCCAGAGATCACTGTTAAAGAGTATTCACGTGGTACTCAAATCACTGCGCAAGATATCGACGACGAAGATTTCACACTTGTTGTTGACCAAGCGCACTACTTTGCATTCAAGATGGACGACATCGAAGATGCACATGCGCACGTAAACTTTATGGATATGGCTACTGATCGTGCAGGCTACCGCCTCCGTGACCAGTTCGACCAAGAAGTTTTGGGCTACATTTCAGGCTACAAGCAGTCTGCACTTAACACAAACGCTAGTACTGTAAACGATCAAGTTTCTGGTACTGTTTCTGTTGACACTGCTGGAACAGACGAGTTGTTGGCTTCTATGAAGCTTGACGCTACTGACTTCTCTTTGGACGATGGCGGTGCGGCTCAAGCTGGTGAAGCGATTCCTCTGAAGCCACGTCTTCCGGGTGTAACTGCAACTACAGACGACGATATTTCTCCACTTCAGTTGATCAACCGTATGGCTCGTCTTCTTGATCAGCAGTACGTTGATACTAACGGTCGTTGGTTGGTTATCGACCCTATCTTCATGGAGCTTCTCCGTGACGAAGATTCACGTCTGTTTAACTCAGACTTCGGTGAGAACGGCGGAATCCGTAACGGCTTGACTGTTAACAACTTGCACGGCTTCCGTGTTTACGTTTCTAACAACTTGCCAGTAGTTGGCGGTGGTGCGGCTCAGTCCGACTCTACACTTCAGGCTACAGACTTCGGTGTTGTTGTCGCTGGTCACGATTCAGCAGTAGCTTCTGCACAGCAGATTGCCAAGACTGAAACTTACCGTGATCCAGATTCATTCGCCGACATCGTCCGTGGTATGAACCTGTATGGCCGTAAGATTCTTCGTCCTGAAGCAATCACTACTGCACGTTATGTAACTGCAACTGGTGTATAAGGGAGGACATTAATCATGGCATTATCACCTACAGCACGGGGCTTGGCGCAAGTCGTTGAAGCTATCGTAACACTTCCAGCAACTAACACTGGCTCAGTAGAAGCTATTTCTATTGCTTCCGGCACTGTTGTTCTTGGCGCAGGCTTAGAACTACTGGGTGCTCCCGGAGACGTAGACACTTATACTGTAGATATTCAGGTTGGTTCTACTGTACTTGCTAACGACGTGGACTTGGATGCTGGCTCTGCTGGCGATCAGTTCTTCGGTAACGCTGCTGCGGCTTTGGCTACTGCAGATGACACTATCGATGTCGTTGCAACTGTAACTGGTTCACCAACTGCCGTTCAGGCACGTGTATTCGCTATCGTCGCAGACGTTAACGATATGGGTGCGGCTGACGAAGTTGATCGTGATCAGATTGCATAAATAACCTTGAGAAAGCCGCCCTTCGGGGCGGTGGACTCTTAACACAGGTATTTAATTTAAATGTCCTCTACATTTTTATCGCTTACAAACGAATTGTTACGTCGGCTAAATGAAGTTACGATTGACCAGTCTGACTTCTCAACCGTACGTAATGTGCAGGCTCTTGCAAAGGATGCGGTTAACGCTTCTATCCGCAAGATTATACAGTCCGCACAGGAGTGGCCATTTACATTAGCTACCTACGAGCAAACACTTGTTGCAGGTACTCGTGAATACGACTTCCCAGCGGATATGTCCTCCGTAGACTGGGAGTCTTTTTACATTAAGCAGCTACCTGCTAAAAACAATACGCCATCTAGATTGCTTGCAATTAGTTACACCGAGTACTTGGATAGATACCGAGTATCCGATGACGTTAACGATGAAGGTTCGGGTATTGGTGCCCCTATCCGCATTTTTCAAACACAAGAAGAAAAGTTTGGGGTAACACCTTCGCCAGACGATGCATACGTAATCGAGTATAAGTACTGGACCTTCCCGTCTGACATGGTTACTTTTGATGACGTATGCATCATTCCATCCAGATTTAATCATGTAGTAATCGACGGGGCTATGATGTACATGATGCGGTTTAGATCTAACGATCAAAGTTCTCAACTACATCAAAACGATTTTATTGAAGGCATCAAGATGATGCGCAGAGTGCTTGTAGATGATCCGTTAACCGTGCGGTCTACATACAATCCACGTCGATTACTACATGATTAAATCT